TTCAGTTTCTTTTACCTCATCTGAAAACTCAAAGACTTTTAATAAATGTTCTTTTGACATAGGCTCAAAGACAGCGTCACCATAAGCAGACAGGCTGTCAAAAAACACTGGGGTTCCAGGGTTAGCGTAGTTTTCAGGGTAAACTAACGAGTCAATTTTTTTAATGCCCGGGTACGCAGCAAACACCGCAGCGTCTCTAGCTGAACCAAGTAGACTTCCTTGGTTAAGTTTTTCATTTAACTCGTGGTTGTTTAAAATTTGGTTCTGCGGCTCTTTAAAAAGATGAGTTCCTTCCCACCCAGAATGTGTAAAATAATCTACGTTGTTTAGCCGTTTATACGTTGAAGCGTAGGCGTATTGGTGCATACGGTTACCAAATTTGCCGTGCCAATGAGATTGTAACAAAAAAGGCATTACCATTTACCTATTGGACAAGTAGCATTTTCTAGTTTAGTTTTTAAAGTCATAATGCAACCACATTTTTTACACTGGTTTGTCATTTTAATTAAAAACTCACAACCAAGGCAAGTTTTAAATCTTTCGTTTTCTACTTCCTCAACAGCCCTAGGTTGTTTAGAATTAAATAGGTCCCAAGGTCTAACCGGTTTTTCTTTTTTCATTTTCTACCCTTAGTTGTGCTTCTAAAGTAAGTTTTCTAGACGTTGCAGAGTCTAGCATCTCAAAGTAATAAGCGTCTGATTCCGGGGTTTTTTCAATATAGTCAGACAATTTAGAGGTTAAGTGTACGTGGTAATCGTACTGTTCTTGCAATGTTTTTTTAACTGGTGGAGCCCATCCAGTAGGAGGAAAGACGTTGTACGAACCGTTTGAGTAGGAGTATCTCCAACCCGCATCTACGTAATATATGTCTCCCATTTCTTCATAGGTTTTTCCAGTCTCGGTGTATTTTGCTATTTTAATTACGTCACAGTTGCTTAAAAGTAATGCCCATAGAATTTCTGGAACTTGAAGAGTTTCTACAATCTCGTTGTTTAAAGATACGTTTACGTAGTAAGACCCCTCAGGGTTACCCGCAGCCCCATCAGAAAACGTGTGCGGTGAAGTTAAAAGCGCATAAACGTCGTCATACGTATGCAGTAGATATCGAGCAATATTATCTATGCCTAAAACAACTCCAATATGTTCAGCTCTGTTTGTAAGGTCAGCCCAGTCAAAAGAAATTTCTTCAAATGTTTTCATTATTTCTCCTTGTTAAATACAGAACATAAAACATGGGGAACCGGATTCTCCATAAAGGTTAAGGTTACAAGCTCCTTCGCCGCCGCACCCAATAACAGGATCATTAGCAAAAAAGCCTGTACAAACAATGCCATAAATTGGGGTTTGACCCGCCGGACATGGCCCAGACGGAGCAGACGAGGTAACCGTAGCAGTAGTTACTGGTAAGCTGCTTGTTACAGAGACACTTGAAGTTGTTGCAGTTGTTGCAGGGCAAGCCTCCATAGTAAGTGTTGCAGTTTGGCTTCCCTGAGCTGATGTACCTGTTCCGTTATTACTATTCCAAACCGTTACGGTAGCAGTTAAGCTTGTGTAGGTGGTGCCACACACCTTTCCAATAGCATGAAAAATGGTTGCGCCAAAAAGAACTCCGCTGTCGTACCCTGTGCTATCAGTAACTCTGTAAGAGTTTTGAAACGTAGATGTCCATTGAACGTCTGCTCTATCACAGCAACAAACTGAATTAGCACACTTAGTTAAGGTTACGTTAGCGATAGTTGCAGGTGTAGATGCAGCAGTTGTAGTGGTAGTAGTGGTAGTAGTGGTGGTAGTAGTAGTAGTAGTAGTAGGTGGTGGGGTTGTAGTAGTGGCAGTAGTTGTAGTGGTTACTACAGGGGCGCAATACTCTTTCCAAACGCCCCCAACTTTTACGTAGCCGTTAGTAGCAGACTTCCACACGCCACCAACTTTTACGGAACCACAATTAGACGACTCATCTACTGAGCGCCAAGTTCCGCCTACTTTTACATACTGTGCCATTGTCTATACGTACTTTAGCCAAACATCGCCGTCTATGCCGCCGGTTGGGTTAGAGGTAGAAGCAAAGATATTACGAACAACACCAGAGCTTGTTGAGGCAGTTGTTACTGAGGCATCTACTTTTTTAAGGTATTGAGTGTGCGTGTCAGCAACAATGCCCGTTTCAATATTAGCTAAACGAGCAGAGACGGTAGAAAAGGTAGTAGCGGTAGCATTAAAAGTTCCTCCAGAAGAAGGGGTTGTTGAAAGCGACGGTGTTACCCCAAGAATGGTTTCAATAGCAACTACTTCTTCTTGAAGGAAGTTAGGGTCAGTTGCGTCAATAAGGTCTACAACGTTTACCTTTGTGGTAAACGCCCTGATCGTTGCTGGGTATGAGGCGGCCATTTTTCTCCTTAGTTTGTAATTCCACCAGTGGCTGTAATGTCAATTTGACCAACCTCTGGTATTTCATTAATTGCACAGACAATATCGTTTACAACTAGCGCTTGAACTAACGCTTTTTGTACTGTTCCTACCGGAGATACGGCTGCTGTGGCAATAGTTCCTGAAGTAGCGGTAGTGTATGTAAAAGTTGTAGAAGTCACAGCAGTTATAACTACTTTTCCATTAAGCGCAGTCTCAACTCCAGCAATAGTTACTGTACTACCTACCGTTAAATCATGAGAAGCAGAGGTAGTTAAAGTTGCTGTTGTTCCCGCCCTAAGCTTGTTATTAATGCTAAACGAAGCTGTAAGTGCAGCTGAGCCTACATTTGTTGCTCCAGGCTTTGCGTATGTAAACGTAGTTGTTGTAGGTGCTGCAGCAACAGCGTATGTACCATTAAACGTCGCGTCAACATTTGTAACAGTAAACACTTGACCGGGAGTTAAGTTATGAGTTGTACTGGTAGTTAAAGTAGCAACTTCGCTTGTTAAAGCTTTATTAGTTATGTTAAATAACTGTTGAGTATCTTTTCTACGAAATAGTTGAATTTCAGTAAAATCAATACCTGGAACACTAGCAATAGCTCGCATAAGATATTGAAGGCTTATACGGTCCGCAAATAGTACGTTGCTAAAATCAAGTATTTCGTTAACAGCACTTACTACAGCGTATTGAACGTTACTCCTGCGGTACTGAGGTAGAACAGTAATAGACATTTTTATATCTGCTTTTACATAAGATGGGGGAGCTAAAGTAATAGTTGTATTAGCAGGTGCTTTGCCCCTTAAATAATCAACAACTTTTAACTCTAACGCATCAAAAATTCCTGTAGGAGTTACGTTATCTGCTTCAACGCCTCGATCACCAAAAGGAGCAAAATAAACAATTACGCTTGAATACGTTTCTGAAGTAGAATTTGCTTTTGCTACTCCAGCCACTTGTAGTGTAAGAGAGGAGTAGTCAGATAATGAAACCGCTCTATTTAATGACTTAAGGCTTATAGGGGCGTTAATTTTAATAGAGTCAGTAGTTTCAGGGTCTTCTCCACCAGCAGCAGCTGTTAGATTAGTGACAGTTAAACCTGAACTAAACCCAGTTAGAAATTCAGTTAAAGAACCAGATGAAACATTACCAATAGTGCCCCCACCAACGCGGTAGGTTGCATAAATTGAACTGCTACCAGGTGGTATTTTTCCGCCAATATTGTCACCAAATTGAATGTAAGTACGTCCGTCTGCGTCTGTAATTGTAGTAAACGCTGGAGTATTACCAGGAACATCAATTAAATATTGAACTTTTTCATATGTTACGCCATCAATTTCAACAGACACGCTGTCTTCAATAACTTCATCAACCTCTAACGGATAAACTTGATTTGGCTGTCCAGTAGATGCGGCCTTAACAAGTTCGTTTTCAACCGTATATCCTTGGGTAGCAATTACTTTTACCGTGTTTCCTGGCGCCGCTGCCCCTGGCACAGTAACCGTAGCGTTAGTTTCAAAAATAATTTGACTTTCACCGTTTACGGTTGTAGAGGTAGCAATTTGAGATTTAGCAAATACTTGTAATGCTGCACCAGAAGTGTTTGTAAAAGTAAGTTCAACAAGTGCAGGAGTACTTTGGGTTGGTTGATAGTCTAGTAAAGCTGCGTGACGCAAAATACTAGAACGCTTGCTAGCTGTAGATATAAACGCTTCGTTTCCAGCTCTATCTATATAGTAAGACTGTAGGTCTCCTAAATAAGCAAACATCTGTAGTAAAACAATTCCAAAATCTGCAGCGTCGCGGTTAGTCCATTGAGGAGCAAAAGTTGGAATAAGTCCAAGGAGGTCGTCTCGAATAGATAGGTAGTCTCTAGACGTGTAGTCAACCTGCGGTACGTAATTTAAATTAGCCACTTACTACCTCACTAATAATCTCGCCAAAACGTGTAAGTACTGCTGTACGGACAGTTACGGAGTTAGGTTGTCCGATAGGGTCATTATAGTAAATTTCTAGGAATAATTCGCTTGTATCTACGTCTAGGGTACCCCTAACATCTACAAATACTAGGTCAGGCATCCATTTAGCAAAGGCCTCAATTACCGAGGTTCTGCACATTTCTATGGCATCTTCTTCACTTTCAAACAAAGCGTCAGGAACTCTAGTACCAAAGTTAGGAAGCATTACGCGCTCTTCAATTCTAGTAAGGCATAGAATGATTATTCTGTCTTTCCATATTTTTTCGTAGTCGGAGGTGTACTCAACGCCACCTATCTCGTTAAACCTAAAAGGGTAGGAAATTGCTTTTTCCGCCATTACAGTACTCCTATCCATACGGGAAAATCGGGGTCTCCACCTATAAACATTACCCAAACTGTGCTGTTAAGTCCTGGTATAAAGACACTGCGGTCATCTGCTACAGGTGTACACGAAAAAGCCCAATTAGAAATAGCCGTCCCGTATATCTGAGGCACTTGTAGTTTAATTCTATACTTATCTTCAGGGTCAACGTTTTCTACGCACTTGCCTGGGTATATGCCGTAAAAACGTTTATCGTAATCGTTAGAGGACACCTAGGCCCCTAAACTTTTCGTAAACAACAGCGCTTTTTGAAGGTTTTACAGTTGCGCTATTTAAATCTTTTTTACCTACGCTAGACCAAGCAACTACGCTTTTTTCTGTAGTATTGGCATTAGGTTTGTTTGTTGTAGAAGAAATTGAGTACCCATATTTTAACATGCGTCCCTGTCTAGCTACTTTTAGCGCAGTTTTTGGTTGTACGTTTGTTTGGTATGTTCCTGGGTTTATTGTTCTAAGATCAGAATTTGGAGGAATAGCTAAAGAGTTACCGTCTTTCCACACATTACCGCTTCCTAGAGAATCCACTCCAACAATTAATTTTGTTGTATAAACACGATTATCAATAATGTGTTCAGACTCTAAAACTGTCCAGTATCCTGAGTAATCAGCGCCCACACCCTCTAAATAAACAGGCATACCTGGACGTAACGCCGTATCACCAAGAACTTCTACAGAGGCTCTATAAGGATATTTAGTTAACAGATCAGCTGCTTCCGCCTCGTAAACCGCGGAAGCGTAATCGGTTGCAACTGTTGAAGTGTCATATCGGTCAAAAAACTCTTCGCTTCTTGATCTTCTAATAGGTACATCTATTTTTTGACGCGTTACCGCAAAATTGCTTTGAGATTCAGATAAAGTAATTCCAGAAACTGCAGTAGCCGACTTAGCACCCCCAGCGTCATCAAACCCTAACGTTTCTCCAATAATAGGTTTAAACGAGTAAATTGTACTTCCTGTTGGGTTGTTAGCGTCGTTCATATAAAACCTAGGTGCTTCGGGTTTGTAAGTTAAAAAATCTTCATCAAGTGGTTTAAAGTATAGTTCAGTATTTTCAACTCTTAAAGAGTACCCACACTGTCTAGCTATTCTTACTAATAGTTGCCAATCGCTTTGCCCAGACTGGGAAATTTGAGGATAAATTCGTGGGTGTGGCGTAACTCCGTAAGAAAAATTATGTTTTTTAGCAATAGCAATTGCTAAATTTGATGCTGTTATATTGTTATAAATTTCTTGCCGAGCTTGTTTAAGTACATAGGAGGCCCCAATTACAACAACTGTTACATTGTCGGACCCTGGAGTCTTGTTAGGCTCTACGTGGTGGACATAACCGTAAAACTTTTTTACTCCTTTAGGGTCTTTAATCTCAAAATCAACTGGAAGCCCAGGCTTAATAAAGTCAATAGAGGTATCCCACTCGTTAAAGGTTAAATAAGCAAGCTCATGTTGATATTTAGCTTGTGTATACCGAAAGTGACTCAGCCTGTATGGGGCCCCATCAATTCCGTTAAAGTTAACGCTTAGAAATTTAAGCACGTTTTGGCACCCTTAACACTGCTCCCGCAGGAATGTTTAGTGGATCTTCAATCTCAGGGTTAGCCTCCGCGATTAACCACCAAGCATGAGGATTGCTATAAAAACGAAAAGCAGTTAGGTCTAAACGGTCTCCGTCTTTCCATATGTAATCTACCCAGGTTAATCGTCCAAGCTCTGAAAATTCATAAAAAACAATAGGAGTACTGTCGCCACCAGAGGTTGTTGATACGTAGTCAATATCGGAGTTGTTATACCGAGAAGTTTTATAAATAGTCATTATTTTCCTGCTTCCGCTAGTCCTACAGATGCAAGTAGGTTAGCCGTAATAGACACATCTGTACGGATAGGTTTCATATCTTGAGTAAACGCAATGTGGTTAACAGCAATTCCGTTTACATACCCAACGTAGTCTAAAGGTCCAATTTCAATTTTAACAAGGCTAGCTGCCAAAAATCCAATATCTGATGTAACACGTCCTAAAGAGTTTTTCCAGCCGCCTTTCATATAGTTTGCGTTTGGCCCATTAATTGTTTGATACAAAAACTCAACATCTGCAAGAGTTCCCATTTCATAAAGTTCAGCAATTTGTTTGTCTAATAACGCGTCTGTAACAACTCCAAGTTTTTGAGCTCTATAGAATTGACCAAAGCTGCTATTCCATTTTTTTTCTTCATCTACGCCAGTATTAGGATTTTTTTCAATCCGTCCTTTATGAGCAAAACACGCAAAGTCGTTAGTTCTATCAAGTCTAAGATTGATTGTAATGCTTCCAGTACCAGGAAATGCACCAGCTACCCCAACAAATCTGTCTTGCATAGACGGAGTTACATCTGGGTTTAGTTGTACTGACGTACCAAAACTGTCTGGGTTCCATAAGAATTGAAAACCTATCTGACGAGCCCTTCCTGCAGCAATAGCAACGGTTTCACCAAATGTTCCTATTGTGTACTGCTCGTCTTGAGCACTTGCATGCCACATAATTCTTCCGCGACGTGTTTTGCTCTTAGATCCAGCATCCATGTTTGGATTTTTTCCTACAACTCTAGATTTTGTAGCGCTAGCACTTTTGTGCCTTTTTAAAAACGTTCTTTGGTCTACAAGACTAGCTTCAATTGGTAAACTCCAAGAGTGGGGGGAAAGGTTAAACATATAATCTTTGTAGTCTGCTGGTTGAGTCATAATGTCTTTATTTGCAGCTGCTACTTTGGCGGCTAAATCAATGTAAGAGTTTAAGTTAGAAGCTGCAGCAGCTGCTGTTGAGGCTGTTGCGCTTACAGCACCAGCTAATGTTGGTGAAAAAACAATGTTGCCTGCTGCGGTTCCGGGAACAGGCTTGCTATTGTAGTAATTACTTTGAAATAAAGTTTGACCGTTTACAACAATCGCATTACCCGCACCAAGGGCTGGATCTATTGCAGCAGGTGTAGGTTTAATAACGCTCTGTACAGTTGAGTTGTTAAGCAGTGGGTTAATGCCGGGAGGAGCTGAGATAGTAGTTGCGCCTTTACGAGAAGCCCTTGATATAGCAACAACGTCTGGCAGCAGACTATAGGTAGTTCCATTAGCAGGTAGGTCTGACATTAGTGATGTGCTGCCTTTCTAATTAAGTTGTCATAGTCAAGTGTCTTTTTTAGCTCTTGAGCAAGCTTCTTTTCATCCCAATTACCAGCACCAGTAACCTGAATGGTTACCCCGCCGTAGTTAATATTATAACCGCTACCACCAGAGCCTCCAGAAGCAGACACAGGGCCACCAGCTTCACGTACTCCAGCAAGTTGAAGTTGTTTAGGAAACTCATTAGTAATCGCAGATAAAAACTCTTTTAGTGCGTTAGCAACGTCTGCGGTGTCTTTAACTTTATTAAAAATACCCGTAGCTTTATTAGCTACCCACCCTGCTGCATCACCTACCGCGTCTGTTCCTTTGTTAAATGTGCTTTCTATAAATCCAAGAGCTCCGCGATTTTTTCCGCGAGGATTGCCCCAAGGACCGTCAAGACCAGCAGCTTTCATAGTCGACCAGCCTTTAAACTGTCTACCTTCGCTAGAAATTGCCCAGGCTGCCCTAGCGTTTTTAACTGGATCGTACAAATCCCAGTAGTCATTAATACCGTATCTACTGTAATCAGCAAGACGGCGCTTACCCATGTCTTCTTGCTTGCCGCCGCCCCAATTATTTTTCATATTAATTTGAAACAGGCCGTAGGACACGTCATCATTTTTAAAGTTTTCTCTGTCAGGAATACCGCCAGATTCTAATTTAATAATAGCCAAAGCGTTTTGAATGTCCTCTTCTGTTTTCCAACCGCCCGCTATTAATTTTTCTCTAAGTACTGGATCTTTAAGAACCTTTGCCC